ACTCAAAGATAAGTTTTGATGTTGGGCCTGCATCTGCTGATCATGCCCCTTCTGTTAAGTCTCAGGGTGTCTTAGGACAAATGGCTGGTAGTAGAGCAGATGAGGTAATAGCTGATGATGTGGAAGTACCAAATAACAGCTTTACTCAACCTATGAGAGACAAGTTAAGTGAAGCTGTAAAAGAATTTGATGCAATACTGAAACCCAACGGTAAAATTACCTTTCTCGGTACTCCACAAACAGAACAATCTTTATACCTAACACTAGAAGAGCGTGGATATACAACTCGTATATGGACTGCACGTTATCCAGAACTTAAAAACAATTACGGAGATAGACTTGCTCCTAAGTTAGCTCAAAGGCTATCAGATGAGCTTGTAAAGCCTAAAGATCCTGTTGACCC